GAGATGTGCTTCGAGGATTTCGTCCCGTTGTAGCCGCGCGTCACGCCGATGGTTGTTCCGTTTACGGAGTTTACAAAGACCGCCTCCCCGTTGTAGGAAGTCCCATCAAGAACGTAAAGCACGGTAGTCGCGGCCGTGATGCCGGTCGCGGAGGCCACGCTGAAGCTGGTTGTCGACGTGGTGGTGACAGCCGAGGCGAGCGTGGTTTGGGTAACGGCAGTCTGCCCGAATGAGAGTGCGCTCATCAGGATAAATGCCAGCGAAACTGCAAATAGCTTAAGGGTTTTTGTCATGGCGGTTATGCTCCGACAACGGCGACGCATCCGTTGTCCTGGTAGAGGTTTCCGAAGCCAATCACCATGTCAAACCGGTGAATGTTCATGGAATGTACGGGGTCCCAGGCCTTAACGAATCTGACCGCGAGGCCGGTTCGCTTGTCCTGTTTCTGGGAGCAAACCTCTACCGCTTTCGGGGAATAGAGTTTCGCGCCAGCTAGGGCGAAGGCGAACTTCGTCAGAGCGAGGCCCACCGTTCCCGACGCACCGTTCGGGGCCGTGGTGCCAGGCCAGAGGGTCAATGCCGCGCCGTTAGCCGGCAGGGAATCGACGTTCTGGTACTGGTTGCCCGGTCCGTAGATGGACGGCAGGAAGTTGATGGTGTCTGAGCCCGTGCCCACAATCGACTGGGTGAGAGTGAACTGCTGGGCGGTCAGAGGGCCAGGGGACCGCCGGGTACGCGGGTTGACCTGGTTTACATTGGCGATTGAGAACTTGTCGCCCTGGTTGAAGGTGTCGCCCGCGGTGTCGGTGACGAGTAGCGAAGTTCCCGACTGGCCCGCGCCCGATATGGTCACCGCGTTTTGCCAAGTGCCTGCGGTGATGTTATAGAGCGACTGCTCCTCGTACACATCGAAGCCCTTCATTTTGCCGATGGTTCCCTCTTTGAACATCGAGGTAATTTCATCCGCCGGCTGTAGAAGGGTAGTGATCGACGCGCCCAAAGAAATCATCTGCGAAGATGAAATGCAGAGGGCTCGTTTGCCTTTGAGCGCTGCCTTTTGCAGCAAGCGCCCGCGGGCCTGATCGTAGGGGACAAGGCTCGTCGGATCGGTGCCTAAAGACCCGAAGACGTTTGACACGTTGTTCGTGGCAAAGAGCGCGGCCCGGGAATCGACTTCTTGAGCAAGTTGCGCGGCGGCTGGCTCGAGGTACTGCTCCTTGATTTCTTCCTCGCTCCGTTCGGCCTTGACCGCGTTTTCGTAATCGTCCCACTGGAAATCAATTCCGAAAGGCTGGTCAAGGTTGACCGTGGTCGAAATCCGGTCGATGCCCTGGGGATCGTATCCCAAGCCATCGCGGATGGTGAACTGTTGCGGGAACTTGACTTGGATCTGGGATCCCACGGGGAATTCCTTCTCGAAGTCCTTTTCCCAGTCTGTGTTGAAGTAGTCGGCAACCGTGAGGGAGTTGATCAGGTTGCGCAATACCTCAAGCGAGATCCAACTGGTGTTAAGAAATAGATTGGCCACTGGTTATCCTCGTTTGCGTCGGGCGATGTCGCGCCGGTTTGCGGCTGCCGAATAACTCTCAAAATCGCCTTCATTGACCGCCTGCTCCACGTCATCGACCGAGGGCGTTGCTTTGCCGCTCACTTGATGAGGCGGGGCAGGGGCGCGGGTTACGGGTTTCGCAGGAGGAGTCGTGGGACTAGTGGACGGTTTTACTTTCTGCTCGATCTCGATCAGAGCGCGATGCTGGGCATACGGGTCCAAGAGGTAGGTGTGCTTGCCTTGCGGCCCGGGCGTGAAAGCGAAAATGCGCTTGGCCTCGTCTGGATGTTTCCCGAGGTAATAGAGCACTTCCGTTCCCAGCTCGGAACTCCTCATGAAATAATCGCCGACTGATCCTTCGGGGATGTGCATCAAATCTCCCCCCTTGGGATCTTTGGCGAACGCGACTTCGGCGAAGTCCGGGTGCTTCTGAACCGCTTCGCCTACTCGCTTTGTCCAGCCTTCATCTAAGATCCGTTTCGCTTCGGCAAACCTGGCTTGCTTCTCGCGTTGCTCAGAGGTGGTCTCGAATCTCCCCTGAGCTTCTTTGAGAATGTCCTCACGGCTGCCCATTTCGGCCCGCAAGGCTTCTTTGTCCCAAGCCCGCACATCGGCGTGGTATTCCTCCCATGTTGCGTACTTCGGGGTTTTTCCGTCTGCCTTAACGTCATCGATCTTTGGCTCTGCTCTGAGTTTTGAAGGCGCTGCCGGTTTCGGAGCTTCCGGTGCAGGTTGCGATTCCTGCTTACGCGGTGCGGAAAGCTCGGCGATTCTCCGGTTGGCCTCTTCGAGCGCTAACTGTCCCTTTTTCCGCTCGGCCAAAAGTTCCTTGATCCGAGCGTCACGTTTTCCCTGCGGTTTAGCGGGTTCCGAGCCCGCAGATACGGAAGGTTCGACTTCTTCGGAAGATGCCGACTCTTCCTCGTCTCCCGGCAGTGACTGTTCTATTTCGGATTTCTCAGGTTTTTCCTCAACTTCTTCCTTCTCGTCTTTATCTTTATCGTGAGGGGCCGAGTCCTCATCCGGCAGTTTCCCTGTTTTGCGCCATTCGTCATAGGCAGCGCCGTCAGGTACTTTTAGATCAGGTTCAACCGGAGCCGAGCCCGGCATTACGGCAGATTCGTTAGGCATTTTGTTTCCTTGATATGGAGGTTTCCGCTTAACGCTGCGGATGCGAAGGTGCTAAACTTGGGGGCTATGGAATGCCCTAACTGCGGTTCGCCGATGGAAATGTCGGATGTCACTATCGACACTAATCCAGAGACTAATGAGTTCTATTGTTCGGCCAACTGTGGGGCTGTGGTGGACTCCGACGAGTATGGACTCAGAATGTGTTTTCATTCCGGAAGAAAGCTATCGGCAGAGCAGATAGCAGCCTGCAATGAAAAACTCAAAGCCGGTGCGGCTTAACTTTCAGGCTCCTGCTGCGATTAACAAAGATGAATGATCGCTTCTATTTCGCCTGCAACAAGTGCCATCAGAACCTATGAATTGGGTTCGAGCTCTCGTTTGTCGGATTGTTGGCCATCACAGGCGAGAAATTGTCTGGGATGAATGCCTGTCAATTCCCATGTTCAAGAAATTCGTCCAAGTGGTCTGCTTGCGCTGCGGCGCTGATCTTACTGGCCGCCCTGTTGGGGCTCCGCTGGCGGCTGAAGTGCGGCCTGCTGAGTAGCATCTTGCGCTGACTGATCCGCTGTATGTCCCGCCTGTTGGGAAGTAGCCATGGAATCTTGTACGCCCTGTTGCGTGGCTAAATCCTTGGCTTGCTGATGCTGCACTCCGCTCATGGCCACTTCGTGCGCTGCGTCGTGGGCCGCAAGCATCTGATCGCTTTGCAATCCGGCCATGTGCTTCAAAACGTCGGCGTCCGTCTCCGCAATCTGATCGGTGGAGCGAGACTTTGCGCCGAGTTCCGCAATCACTAGTTTGACAATCTGCGCCATGGTATCGGAGTCGAGTTTCGTTTGATTGCTGGCCTGGGCGATCTTCAACTTCGCATCGTGCTCGATGACTTTCCCGGCACGCTCAAGGTGCAAGACTTGGTTCTCCTGCATCAAGGTTTGCAGTTGAGACTGAAGCTGGGCCATGGCCGCTTGTGCCGCAGGAGGCAGGTTGCTCGGGTCGGGCGGGTTCAGGAGTTCAACAATCGCATCGCCGAGCGGGCCGATGTCTTTCAACTTGATGCCGAGCGCGAGAATCTTCTGGGCAAGTGGCTGGGGAATTCCGAGTTGCTGCCAATTCTCAATCAGGTGGTCGACGAATTCGGAGGCCTGCTCACGCTGAGATTGATAGCTTGGCCCGGTTGAGATGGTAACGTCAAAGTCTCCCTTATCGGTATGCAGGTGCTCCTCTTCTTTGCCGTCTTCTCCCTGGAGGCCTTGCACGTCATAGGCGCCATCTTCGTCAATCGGGTGCGAGGTTGAGCCAACAGTCCGGAGAATGGCGTGAGTGCCGTCTGCTTTTTCAATGGGAACCTGCCGATCGGTGTCGTAGATGGGGCCGATGAGTTCATTAATCTGCCAGCCCATGTTGCCAAGAAAGCGGTCGAAATTATCCGAGAAGTGAAATGAGCCAATAGCCTCTTGCGTCTGAATTCTGTCAAGGGCAATGCCTGATTTCTCGCTGTCACGCTGGGCAGCCGTGGGTAAGGGAGAAATGCCCATGGCGGCCTGAATAGACCGGCGCGCGGAGTCCTTGGCCATCTCGTAGGCTTCGAAGTTCGGCTGAAACTGGGGGCGGGTTGGCTTCTCAACCGACTGCTGGGCTGCATCTAGGATGATGTCGTACTCGATGTAGGCCAGGGGTTGTTTGTTGATGACTTCCCATGCTGCTTTAGCCGATTCAAACTGCCCTTTAGCGCCCATAAACGGCGTCTTCGGCGTCATGCCGGCCTCTTCTGCTTCCTGGCTGCAGAAGTAGGCAAAAAGCATCTGCGGATCGCGCGCCAGGCGGACCATCGAGAGCAACTTCCGCTGGGCTCCGGTGCCCTCGTCTACGAAGATTTCCTTGCCGAAGCAAGCAATGATGGGAATTCGGGAGCCTGCCCACGGATTCTCGGACAGAATCTCGATGCCGTTCGTCACGTACTCGACCACTTCGGGAATTTCCACCTGGCGCTCTTTAAGAACCTTTGATTTCTCCGGTTTCCTATCGAGCTCGTCTTTCCACATGGCCGTGGGGCCGAGTTTCCCGCCATCGATGAGCAGAAGCGTTCTGTAGGTCTTGTGAATCTTCCAAAACTCGGCTACCTGGAGGTCTTTGTCGCCGATCCAGCCCGGCGCTAAGGTCGCATCGGCGCTGGTGAAGCTCACCTTTCGCGCCTTCGGGTACTCGTGCTTAAAGTCCTTCTTGGACATCCGCTTGACGTAGAAGGCCTCTGTCACGTCCGACGCATCCGCTTTCTCATAGTTGGGATTGAGCAGTACCACGTCGGGATTTCCAACGCGCTTGATGACAATGCGCTGGTCAAAGCTTGAAATACTGGCTTCAGCCTGGGCTGAGGTGTCTTTGTATTCAGTGCGAATCAAGGCGTAACCGTAACTTCGGGATGCGGCATTCTCGGCCGCAGTGATGTAGGCCTCTTGGGCGTTCGATTCGTTCTCGATGCCACGAATGATGTTCTCTCGCCGGGTTGCATCCTTGTCGTTTGCGCCGTCGCCTTTGGGGATAACCTGAATGGCTCGCTTGTTCTGCCGAAGGGAGTTGTTGTATTGGTTCAGGTATTGGTTGATTTCATCGAGCGAGATGCAGGGGCGTCCGGCATCCTCACGCAAGCGGCGGTCTTTCGGGTCCCATGGGTCGCCCGCAACATAGCGTATGTCTATCTTCGCTTCCTCGCGGATGTCGCGCCACGCGGATGTGAAATCCGTGTAGCACTCTACAATTTCCTTGGGCTCGGGAGACTTCGGCATCGAACTGGGGAGTTAGGCGTGACCCCTGCGAACTGGCCCCGGGGCACACTGTGGGCACAAAGTGAGCTGTTCACGGCCTTTCGCGCTCTTACGATCTTCAAACCGCCAGCCGTCCTGAAAGGCGTAGTTATGGGCCCGCTCTTTGGTCAGCCCGGGGAAGAATTGCTCTCGGGTACACCTGCGGCAGACGAGACGCAGCATGCGCTTGGCTCGGTCTGCTTCTTGCTGGCGAAGGTCTTGCAGGATGGATTCTTCGGCGGCGGACTCAAGCGGCGGTTTCTCCATGCCGATGTTGAACTCCTGCGGGCGCCAGTCCTTCACGTTGCCCGTGGCAAGGTCATAGGTCGGTAGTTGCTTTTGCTCGGCCAACTGAGCACCTTCCATCTGATATTCCTCGAGTGTTTTGGCCTTAAAGCGCAGTTTGTCGGCTAGGCAGTCATAGGCTACTTTCCGCTTATCGGGAGTTACCGAGAGCAGAATCTTGCGGAAGTGATCGTGATTCTTGATCAGGAACCCCATCTGCCGATAGATGTTGGGATCCTCCAAACCACCTAGCCCCATGCGGCGAAGCTCGCGGTCAACCGCTTTTTTGTTTTGGACGGGCATCGTCAATCGCCGACTTCTCCGTCCTCGGCCATGCCTTCGTCAGCATCGTTCTCTTTGCCTTTAGGGGCCATGCCGCCGCCGAGATGGGTCTGAATGTGGTTCATCAACTCCTTATTCTGGCCAGCTTTGAACGGAAAGGACGGACTGGCTGGCCTTTCCATGAACGCACCGGACTTCGACGCCATTGCGGGCTCCATCTCGTGCGTGACGGTATGGCCAGTGATTTTCCCGTCACCGTCCTTGTGCATCTTGATGTGCATGCCACTCATGTTGTGCATGGGCGTTTCTTTCTTCATGGCAGAGGAGCCTTTCTTCTCGTGGCCCATCGAGGGGTCAGAGTGTAATTCTGAATTCATTTTTGATTTCTGAGCGGCACTAAGCGGAGAGCCGGAAGACTCTAAGAAACGCACTTGACGGCGCGTCCAGGGCATTAGCGAACCAATCTACCGAAGGTAGTTTTAAGCCAACCAGGGCCGTCTTTGGGCTGAGTTTCGGAATTCCCTCCCGCAGCCTGGCCAGCCCCACTGGCAACTTGTCGCGCGCACCAGCACGGCGAGCTTGGCGAGTCCATAAAGCCGCATACGGGACAGGGCAATGACTGTTGTCCGCGCAGTTCGTTTAAACTCATTTCGCTTCCCACCTCGTACACCAACCTGCAGGCCAAATCGGACTTGCCACTCCCTTGCAACGTGCTGGCACAGCGTCAATGAACTTCAAGCAGTTGCGGCACCTTTCTCCCTGGCGTGGGCTTGGCCTCTGATAGTCCACGCGGGAATGGGAGAGTTTCTCATCGACTGCATGCTCGCCCTCAGCCATTCGGCGGATTCTCGATGGGGGCAGCAGGAGCGACCGAGCTGCCCCCGGTTGCGCGCAACATCAGATCCGCACCAAGGGCGCGGAAAACTTTCTCATGGAGATGAACTTTTCCAGCAAGTGCACCGCCGTGCGATTCAAGTGCTCCGACGCGACGAGCAAGCTTTTCATTAAGTACGGCCGTGTCATCGAATAGTTTTTTGAGTCTTCCAAGAACGGCTGGCAGGCCATCGGCCGTGCTAATTTTCTCGTTCGCGTCAATTAGGAGAGTTGTGGCCTTGTTCAGTTCAGTCAGCAAGGATACTTTCGCATCCCTGATGGACTCTCTCATCCTGTCCGCTTGGCCGATTAACGCTGACAGTTCGTGTCGCCGTCTCTGAATTCCAAACATCGTGTCGCTCCTTGGCCGACGTCGCTCATCGGCGGTTGAATTTAGCTCATCGTCACATTCTGCTCTTGCGCGAACCATTTGCCTTGATAGGCAGTTAGCGTCAGAGCTGCGCCCGCATGCGCGGCAAACGTTCCTTCATTCACGTTTGCGCTGCCATCCTCAAACAAGCCTGTAGCGGTCACTGTATGGGCATAGGCCGTACTTGAGACGATATAGATTCTCACGCCGTCATCTGCACCCGCCGTAGGCGCTCCGAGGGTCATGGCCGCTACGCCTGCCTTGGTAATCACGTAATTGGCTGGCTGGTGAGGGTTGATGGCTCCTGAGGCTGCAATGGGAGTCAGGGGCCCTCCGCCGAGTGCGGCAACAGCTTGCGCGCCCAAAGATCCGAGCGGTACAAGCGGACCGACTGTGGCGTTTAGACCAAGCAAGCCGATTCCGAGCAGCGCCAGGATTGTTACTAGGCCAAGCGGGTGAAGGACAGCGAGTGCAGCTAAGATGTGCATAGAGTCTCCTTAAACTCAGCCCCAAGGCCAAGGTCTCGCTTCACAGTTTGCAGTAGTCACCAAAATCAAGGTCGTTGCAAACACATGGGCAGGCGTTTGATTGGCATTTCTGATGTGCACCGCGAAGGCAACCGTCGCACATTCTGCGTTTCGCTCTGCGGTAAGCGCTGGGGAAAGGACTTTTAGCTGATCCATCGCACGTCACCCTGATAAACGGTTTGCCGTTGAGCGGAGACTGACGCAGGAAGCGAGTGACAATTTCAGCTCTGGCGGCTGCGATTTCAGCCTTTACAATTTCTCGGATTACTTCGACAGAAGCCATCTATCGAGCCAACTTCGCATTGGCCTTGCGGTCAACTTTGGCTTTCTGTGCGCCTGAAAGCGTGCCCTTGCGGTACATCTGAGAGGCGTAGGATTTGGCCACAATCGCGTGCCGTTTATCGTTCACTGGGAACCTGCGACCTGGAAGCGCAAACACTCCTGTTGCTAGATTGTTCCGAGCACCTGTGGTGAGTTTGGCCATTTACCCCATCATTCCCAATCTCTGCCTTAAATAATTCACTGCTGGGCTCTGTTGTGGAAGGGCAGGATTGTTCGGCATCGCACCGGGCATGGCAGGATTAACGGGTTGCTGAACTTGTCCTGGCGTTGCTCCAGAAGTTCTCGGTGCTAGATTGTTCACTGCGCCGACCGGCTGTACTGCTTGTCCTGGCAGAGCAGGAGCACCCATGGTCGGTGGCGCGACCGCACCCGGCGATCCTGGCGTGGGCTGAGCTGGTGCACCGACTGGACGCGGTAGGTCTATTGGGCCTCCGCCGATTGGCAAGCCGCCTGGACGCATGTTGAGGGAGTTTTGGGCAGGGGCTAGCATTACAAATCAGTCCTCATCAATGCTTTATCTCCCATACCATCCAAACGATAGTTGTCAGTGCCAAAAGTCCTACCGCCAGAATTACCCACTCAGTTTTGGAGTAGAAGGGAGGCATCAGGACCAAGCACTGCTGACGACTTTGGGCTTGGTATCTTTCGGCTTCGGCGGTGCAATCTGCACGCTGAACGTCATCATCAGCATGTCTCCACAATCCGGGGAGGCTAACCCACGCTTCTTCATGTCCTCTTTGCGCTCGAGCTGAAGCTGATTCTTGGCCGAGAAGCCATATTCAGGACTGGATAGTTCGTCCGCTAGTTCGGGATCGTCGGGAATCTCGGCGCCGGCCTTGAGCCAGTCCCGCATCGCTCCCCACATCTCAGTGCGGCGATTGAAATAGGCCACCTGGTCTCTGGCTGCTTGGCCAGCGTGGAATTCAAAGAGTTTTGCCCCGTACCCTCGGTGTTGGAGCTGATCAACCGTGCCCGCTCCTAATCCATCCCCGTCCACAACTATCGCGTCCGGGTTCTCTTGTCGGATAAATTCAATTACGCGCTCCGCCACTTGAACTGTATCCATGCCGCGTAACTTCGCAAGAATCCGCGCCTTACGCCCTTGCCGCGTACCGATCACGGTCTGGTCATCTCCAAAGCGCGCGACGTCCACGCTGAGCACCTTCGGCATGGCATCGTAGCCAACTGCCTTATATTTCCTGCACTCAGCTACGACATCGCCAGGAATGAACTGGCTTGAGCCAGCTCGCGGAAACTCCCCACGCACGCGAATGCGGACAAAATCGGAGTCTTCGCCGTAGTCTTCGATCCATTTCTGAATCTGAGCTTTATTCGTGCCCTCTACCGTCCGAGAGTCAATCTGAAACGTCTTCCACCGGTGCTTAAACCTACCAAAGCACTCGCGAAACCGCCCTGTGTTCTGTGTCGGGTTGCCGAAGGCCAGCCAAATGATCTCCGTGTCCTCGTCGGTTAAAGCCCCTTCGGTCACGTCCCACACCGTATCCGCAATTGCGGAGGCTTCATCCATGATGACTACGATGCGCTTGCCTTGGTTATGCGCGCCGGCGAACGCCTCTGTATTGTTCTCAGACCAGGGGATAAAGTCTGTGCGCCAAGTCTTTTCGTTTGCCTTGTCGCGCGCCTTGATCGAGGTGGCGTTCACTTCCCACCAGTGGCTATTGATCGCCAGCCGAAACCACTTGCTCACCTCGGGAACGGTTTTGGTCGCAAGCTGCGTCCCAGTGTTGGCCGTGGTCACGACCTTGCAGTCCTCGCACGTTCCCATGGCCCAATTGGTTATCATGCCGATAAGGGCCGACTTTCCCACCCCGTGCCCGCTGGCTACTGCGATTTGGCAGGGCATGTGGCGACTGACTGGGTTCTGTAGGTGGCCCGCGATCTCATCAAAAATCTTCTGCTGCCACACCCGCGGTCCGCCAGAATCCGCCAACTCGCGTTCTCCCCATGGAAACACGTAACGCGCGAACCCCATTGGGTCATGGGTAAAGAGCCCGACATCTTCGCGGAGTTCGTTTTCAATGGCCGCAACGGTCATTTCTTGGCCCGTTCTCGAGCCTTCCTAATTGATTCAGCGAGGCTAGCTGTTTCCGTCACTTCGAGCTTGTCAGTGAACAATTTCAAATGGCGTCCCAGGCGTTCGAGGTTTTGCCCCTTGTCCGCAAACTTGATTTTCTTGATGATGCCAGTTGCCTTCGCTTGACCTTTCCCGAAGTGCTCATAGGCTTCCTCAATCTCCATTCCCGCAAGAGCTGCAGCCGTGTCATCGTCCAGTTCGGGGATTAGCTTGAGGGAACCATCATCGTTATAGAACTTCCTGGCATCAAGAAAGGCCAGTTTCATCAACTCTTTGAGGACTTTTTCTGCGGAAAGCCCCAATTTCTCGAGGATACTTGCCGTTTTCTTCGATAAAACCTCAGAAACCTTGGGATTTCTCAGTAATGTCGAAGCAGTGGACTCTGCCCCGTTCTTGCTGTAGCCCGCTGCGAGCGCGGCTCGCGTGCCATTCGAGTCCTTGAGATATTCAGCTATGAAAATCTGCTGTTTTCTTGTGAGATCATTGGCCAAATTAAAAGAAATCCTGGAAAACTTTAATGGGGGCTTAAGTTTTCGATGGCCTCTTGAGCCTTTGGAACTAGCCCCCTTCGGGCGATGGTGAAGCTATCGCTCAAACCTTGACAAAGAATGTAGAATCAGAAGCATGAATCGATTTCTCTCACAACCAGCATTCGCCACGCTACCGATCTTTACCGAGCGCGGGCAGTTGATTGAATGGGCAACTGTGTGCGATTGGCCCGATGCTGAGTTGCCGATCGCGTGCAATCCTCTCCCGCTGCATCCTCGCATGCGCGACTCCATGCCGAAGCCCGAGCTCGCCCTTCAGTAATCATGCGCTAATTTGCAGGCTAGGAGCTTGTCTTCCCAGGACTTTGGCCGATGGCAATTACAGAATCTAGGCCGCTTTGAATAGGAAATCTGCTCGGGA